GAGGTAGTAGAACTACTTGTTGACATTGGTCCAAAGGGTGATCGAGGAAGTCAAGTTCTTGTTGGTCTTGGTAATCCAAATAATATTACAATTGGACAAACTCCATACTTAAATGATTTATATATTAATGCATCTCCTGGAGCAAACTATGGATATCTTTATCAATATGTTTTACAGCCAGGTGGAGAAACCTGGGTGGAGGTATTAAAAATCTCTCCAGCCATTTATACAGAAATAAGGACAACTAGTTTTTCAGCAGGATCAGCAACTATTAATATCCCAATATCAAGCATTACATCCTTGACTGGTTTAACTGCTGCTAACTTTGCAGTTAGATATAGTATTGTGCATACAAATCCCATTTCATCATCTATGCAAATACCTGCACTTACTGGAGATGGAAGTACATTAGTTATTAACTTGAAGGCAGTGGAATCTTCATCAGGTACTTGGCAAAACTTAGCAAGCCAAGTTACAGTTCATTTATTTATATCAATAGTGGTATAATTTCAGAGAGGTGAAAAATGTCTGAAAATATTGGTTCTATCTATAATACCCAAATTCCTGCATATGAAGATAGTGCAGATATTAAGGCAGCCCTAAAACTTTATCATTATGGACAAACATCACAACCAGCAACAGTTGGAGATGTTCCAGCAGAATCAATTGCTGGATACCTAATTGATTTACAAGATCAAATTGATACTATTTCATCAAACACTGGAATTCAGACAACCATTGTAGACGCCAAGGGTGATTTGATTGTAGCAACAGGCCCAGATGCTGTTGTAAGAAAAGCAGTGGGAAGCAATAATCAAGTTTTAACTGCAGACTCAGCAGAAACAACTGGCATTAAATGGACTGCAGCAACTGATTTAATTTCAGCAGCAAGTACATCTACGGCAGGTAAAGTACAACTAGAAGATTCTACAAGTTCTACATCTACAACAAAAGCAGCAACACCAAATTCTGTTAAAACAGTAAATGATAGTTTAGGAACACTCTCAGGTACAGTTTCTACAATTTCTACAAACTTAGGAACATTGTCAACTACAGTTTCTGGAATTTATACAGATTTAGGAAATCTAACTGTTAATATTAATCCACAAGTAAAAACAACAGATTATACTTTGACAAACTCTGATTCTGGCAAAACAATTATTATGAATGTTTCAAGTGGAACAGCAGTTATTACTATTCCAACAGAAGCGTCTGCAGACTTTTATGATAACTCAAAAATAGATATTGTACAAGTTGGTTCTGTACAAGTTTCTTTTGTTGGAGCATCTGGAGTAACAATTAATAGCAAAAACGGAAATAAAAAAATTGCCTCACGATATTCTGGAGCAACATTATTAAAACTATCTAGTGATAACTGGTTACTTATTGGCGATTTGATCGCATAGGAAGTTAAATGTTAATAAATCCTGGATTTTGGTCTTCATCAAAAGGAATGGTTTTAGTTCCAAATATTGTAGGACTAACAACAACTGATGCAAATAATGCAATTGCTGCTGCAGGATTAGTAAACTCTGGAAATACCACAGAAAGTACATCTGACTCCAATCTTTCTAATAAGATTATATCACAAAATCCAGCATCCTCAACACAGGTAAGTTATGAAAGCAACGTTTCATATGTTTCTTATAGTTATGTTGCACCACCTTCATTCCCACCACCATTCCCACCATCTTTCCCACCATCTTTCCCACCATCTTTCCCACCATCTTTCCCACCAAACTTCTCATGTATTTTTGAAGATACCTTAATTAATACACCTAATGGTCTTGTTGCAGCAAAGAATGTCAAGATAGGAGATCTTGTATCTACAATTGATATCAGTGATCTTTCTGCAAACTCTCCTTTACCTTATGAAGAATATGTATCAGATACATTACCAACAAATAGTATGCTAGTTGCAACTGAAATTGTTGATCTTCTTGAATCATATAAAGATACAATAGTATACTTTAATAATGATGAAAATATTAAGTTCTCATTAGAAGAGCCGATCTTTATAAAAAGAAATGAAGAGTATAGAATTATTAACTCTGGAATGATTGAAATAGGTGATGAAATCGTAAAGGTTGATAATGCTGGACAGACATTCTTAATGCCAGTTACATCTATTAATACATTAGATGGAAACTTTAGAGTATTTACATTTAACGCAGAACCACAAGACTGGTTTATCGTGAGTGGTTATTTAGTACACAATAAGGGTGGATACTAAAAATATTTTTTATAAAACTTTTTTTATATTCCAAAATGCAGGGGATGTAAATCTTTGTCCACTAGTTACAGTATGCACTCCATGTAAATATTCTTTATCTCCTGGGAAAAAAATAGCACTACCAGCCTTTGGTTTTATTTGAACATCTTGTTTAGGAAAATAAACTTCTCCACCTTCATAATCATCATTTATATACATTAAGGATGCAATGTCGTTTCCTGGATACATATTTGGAGTTCCATCTGGAAGTTCCTTATCAGCATGCGGTGCTTGACCATCCCCAACTCTCCAAATTACTATATGTGGCACATTATCATTTAAAATAACATTAAAATATTCTTGAATATTATTTTTTATTTTTTCTTGATATTTTGATAATAGATTTGAAATGCCATTGCCAATGCTTTTTATCATAGATCCACTACATACACGATTATCCCATGGATCTCCAGGTTGTGGAGTAAAGGTTTTAAGATTAATACAAAAGTCCTGTATTCTTATCAAATCTTCTGGACTTATAAAATTTTCTATAAAAATAATATTTTCTTTAGAGTCGCCAAAATATCCAGAACGGATAATACTTTTATCGTTAAATGCCATATTTTTATTATACCATTATGATATAATAAAATAAAGGGGTAGTTATGAATATTAATGATATTAAAATAGATAATCCAGCACAAGGGGTATACATATATAGAAATACCCTTCCAAAAGAACTTGACCTTGTAAATAGACTTGAAAAAACAATAGAAGCAAATAATGATATGTGGTTTAAATGGAGTGAGGCTTTAGTTGGAGATAGAATAAGTATGCCAGAGTATCGTGATTGTGTAGATTTTAAGGTTAGAGAAAAAGATTTTGAAATAAATAAAAAGGCTAATTCTTCAGACTTAAAAAATATTTATTTTGAGATAGATGAAAGACTAAGAATATGCCTAGATCATTACTGCTCTTTATATAATATTAAAATGGAATATCAAGAAGCCGTTAATTTTGTTAGATATGGTAAGGGACAACATTTTCAGGTTCATGCAGATCATGGATTTAGTTATATTTGTACTGTCTCAACGGTTATGTATTTAAATGATAACTATTCTGGTGGTGGGTTATACTTCCCATATTTAAACTATACATATACTCCACAAGAAGGTGATATTGTATTATTCCCATCTACATTTATTTATGCTCATGCTGCTTTGCCAGTAGAAGATGGCATTAAATATGCGGCGGTTACCATGTTTGATTATAATGCAAGAGCACATGGTTCCCGCCACACAACATATGATCCTAAAAAATCAGATGAGTAGATTTAAATAGGAAAGTTTTGCGATAGTTCAATTGCTCTTGGGGTCATACCCTTCCACGATGACCAATCTTTTCCACCATCACTCATATAATATGCAATTTCTGCATTTCTGATTGGATTAAATAGGTCAGCATTTGACTTTAGATCAAACTTCTCTCTACGGTTTGGTCCAAGATCACCAATCATATTTATTTGAAAAAGACCATAAGACTTGTCTCCAGTAGTCTTATCTCCATTAAATGCTAAAGGTCTTCCTCCAGATTCCCTTTTTGCAATAGACCAGGCTTCTTTAAGGTCATTACCCTTAAATCCAACTAGTTCTAATACCTGCTTAAGTTCTAGGTCAGTTAAACTTACAGCATTTTCATATTTTTTTATTAATTGCTCTCTAGAAACACTTAAAGCCACTTTCGTGGCTGATGATGCGTCTATACCTTCTTTATTTAATAAATTATTATCAGTAGCATTAGCGGAATTTGAATAAACGCCAATGAGCCCCACAATACTGAGTATTCCTATGACTTCCCTATTATTCTTCATAAAGTTGATCATGTTTCCTCCTTAGAAAACGATAACACCCTTTTGGGGTGTCAAGTACTAGTATAACAGGAATTTTGGGTAAAAGTCAACTTCTTGAATAATATTTATAATTATGTTATAATTCTATTATGCCTTCATCTACGCCTAATCAAAATATTCCATATCCATTATCCACAGATAATGTTAATGTTCAACAGGATATTCAAAATATTGCTGAGGCTGTGGATAACTCTTTAACTGAATTTGCTGCTGATATTACAGCACAAAATACTGCATTGAATACTGCAATTAATACAACAATCCCTACATTAATTGATAATCTTGGATTAGAGACATTACTGGCTGGCGGATTAACTTGGGGGCAACTTAAAGGGTAATAAATCCTTTTAAGATGGTATAATAAAACAATGGCAACCACAAGAGGATCATCAGGATCATACGATGTAGGAAATAAACCACCACTAGTTCGTTGGACAGTTGTTCGTGGAGATACATCAGCATTTAGGGTTTATGTTACAGATGATAATAAAGATCCATTAACTATCGCTGACTGGACTATTGATATGGAGATTAAGAGACCAAACACTCCACAAGAAACTCCTTTTATGACAGATGATGCAACAATCATTATTACATTAACTCCAGAAGCACAAACAGATGACGGACCTGGAGAATTTACAGTTTCATTAACAAAAGAACAATCCTCAGTTTTAGAAACAGGAGATATCTTCGATATTGAATTGTCTGATGCTGACAGAGTATGGACAGTT